TAGACCTCAACTACATGCAAATTGTAAGGCCACCTATGCCAAAACAATACAAAGACTATAAAGGAAACCCTTACACAGGATATACATCAGCTGTATGTAATAGACTGAACAGTAAGTTTGGGAAGAAATGGAATTCAGATGATAAACAGAATGTAAGATTTGACTTTGAATATAAGTCAATCTGGTTAGTAAAACGAGGAGATAATAATTAATAAATAAGAACAGAAATGAGATTAGAAAATCAAAAACAATCAAACGTCCTAGCAACAGGACCAGCTAACAAGAGCATAGGAATGTCCCTAGACTTAGATTCTGCACAGGTATTGATGCAGATGTTAAGTAAGAATCTGTATTCAGATGCAATAGGCTCTACAGTTAGAGAGTGTGCCAGTAATGCACTGGACAGTCATAGAAGAGCAGGAGTGAATAAACCTATAGTGGTGTCTCTTGTAAGAAATGACAGTAACAACTATGAATTCTCAAATCTACTAAACGTGATAGTGATACAGAGCTTGGTATGATGGGTCTTGGTTTCAAGGCCCCTCTAGCTTATGCTAGTAGCTTTTACTTCACATGTAGAAAAGATGGTGTAGAGCGTAAGTATATGATGTACGAAGGTGAGGAAACTAACACTATTGATCTAATATATGAGAAGCCAACAATGGAAGACAATGGTGTTAAGGTGATTATACCTATTAAATGGGGAGATCGCTGGGATTTTACAAACAAGATTAAAGAACAGCTAGCTTATTTTGAGCATGTGTATTTTAATGTAGATGAGGTGGATAACAACTTTGTTATTCACAGATCCAACTTGTTTCAGTTCTCTGAACTATCTTCTGATAGCTATCTACATGTATGTCTTGATGATGTTTATTATCCACTAGACTTCAGCAAGCTTGGCATAGATAAGATAGAAATACCTGTAGGTCTAAGACTTAGTTTGACAGATAGTGTGTTTCCAACACCAAACCGTGAGGCTCTTAGATACACACCTGAAGCAAAAAAAGCTATTCTAGAAAAGATTAAACGCTTCGCTAATGTAATGACACAACGTTATAACCAGTCAGTCACTGTAAATAGTGATGTGTATGCTGTATTGAAGTATTACACAAACAGCAGCAGATACATCAAGATGTTTGGTCAAGAGTTTGACTACAATCAACTTGCTAAATTTGCTACAGCTAGAATTGCTACACCTAAGATACCTGGTGTAGATACATTGGAATTACACACACTAAGTCATTATTCATTTAGTGCACTTCTTAAAAACTACAGACGCTCATACAAATATGAGAATGGTAGAATGTATGAGATCAAAGCTGATAATAGTTGGGCAGCAGGTGTTAATTGGGATGCAAAAGATAGAAGACACTATCTTCTTAATGGTGATATGCGAGGTAATAAGAAAGCTTTTCTAAGAGAGCTTGCAGAAGATCATGAAGATAGATGTGTGTACTTTATTAAGAAGAAAGCAAAAAAGGATTACGTAAAACTTAGAGGAGCTCAGGGATATAGAGATCTTCTAAAACTTAACAACTATCCTAAGGATCAGTGGAGAGCTGTGCTCAAAGAGTGGAGACACATTGAGAGTCTTTTACTTGCTGATCTTATTGATGCTGATGCTATTGAGGTGCCTCAAGACTGGCTAGATGCTAGAAAGAATAGTAAGGTGGCTAAGATGAAAGCAACTAAAGCTGCTAAAGGTGCAAAGCTTGAAGGTGATTTCAATTGTAAGAAAGCTGAAGACCTTCTTAGATATACTGATGGTAGAAACTGTAAGTTTGTTCCTTGTCGTCTTAATGTTCAAACAATAGAAGAAGGTAACACTGTTTATGTTTATACACATCATGATGACTCTATAAAGCTTGATAAGATGTATGAGGATACCAAGCTGATGGGTATTGAATACATTACACTATCTCAACGTGAGCTTAAGATTATTGAAGATTCAGGAGAGACAGTGGATAATCTAGTATCTTATGAGGATTTTATTAAAGGTCATGAGAAGTTTGTTCAGATAGTTACAGCTGTACGTATTCACAGATTCTGTAATAAGTATAGTGATGTGTTTAATAGGAGAAGTTATATTAAAGAAGTGTACTCTGAACTATCAACAGATCTAGAAACTCTTACAGACTATCGAGCGCTTTATCTATATCCTAGTAAGTATAGTAATTTTGGAGATCTTGATGCTTTGATGAAGATAGCTGAAGAGAACAACTTGTTTAATGATGCCTTTTATGAACTACAAGAGAAGGTTCATCAAATACTAAAGACTCACTATTATTTCAATACACTTGCAAAGGTGATGAATTATTCTCATACATCTGGTGAACTTCTAGATTGCATGGCACAACTAATGACATGTAATGGATTAGAAGTGAATGATGATTATGAATATAATTATCTAAAGAAAGAGCTGAAGGACAGCGAGGAAACAGAGTAATCATGTGGGAGATTGTTTGACAGTCTCCCATATTTTTCGTATATTAATAAATAAAAACAATTAAAAAACATGAGTAAATTTCTAAGTTTAGAATGGTTCAAAAACAAAGTGGACCATTCAGTTGAGAAGGTAATTGAGAAGAAACTTAATACCTTAATGAATGAACAAGATGAAGCTGCTGGACAGCCTTATCAAAGCGCTAAGTTAGTTAACGATATGCTAACTATTGTAATGAACGATGGTTCTGTAATTACCAAAATGGATGCTACAGAAGATCATTATATAGCTGTACAAGTAGCAAAGAATGTAGCAGACTTGTATTCTATTGTTAGTGACCCTAGTGTTGTTAGTGAGAAAATTGAAGAAGAAAAGAAACTTGCAAGACTTAAAGCTCTTCGTGAGGGACTATCTATTCTTAAAGAGAGTGGTGAATTCATAGTGGATGGAGATAGTGTATACTTCAAGGGTATATCTAGATCTCTACCACAGCTATTAGTTGAAGAACTTATTGATGCTGTAGCAGATGCTAAATCTTTGAACATGCCACTTAATGAGCATGAAGAGTATACATCTCTTAAACGTTTCTTTATGTGGTGTGCACTTAATCCAAGAGCTGAAGTGGCACATGAGCTGTATAGATTCTTGAAAGAGAACAGTTTCCGTATCACTAAGCAAGGATTCTTTGTAGCACTACGTAATGTTGTTACACTACATGGAAGCCCAGAGCTTGTACACTTTATCTCTAACACTTATAACAAGGTGAAAGCTGTGTGGAAGAAGAGTCCAGATGACTATAGTGTGTTTCTAGAAAATGGTGAATACAAGCTTGTACATGAGGATAAGCTACACCGTGAAGAAACATATACAACTACAGTGTGTCCACAATGTGATGGAGAAGGTGGTTACTATGATGATGGTGATTATTATGAAGATGAAGATGAATGGAATGAAGGAGAGTGGATAGATTGTGATGCATGTGATGGTACAGGTGAGGTAGAACCTTATGAAGTAACACACATTGTATCAGTGGACCATGGAGAACTAATAGGTAAACTTACAGATCTCTATCTAGACTTACCTAACAGACATGAGAATCGTTTCACAGATGATTGGACTAAAACATTTGACATACGTGTAGGTAAGGTGGTTAACATGCCTAAAGAACAGTGTAACTGGTCAACACAAGATTGTGCTGCAGCTGGTTTACACTTTACTTCTGATCAAATACATTATGTAGGATGTGGTGATCAGTCTGTGCTTGTTCTTATTAATCCTATGAAAGTGGTTGGTATTGGTACACACAAGGGTAGATGCTATGAGTATTTACCAATCATGACTGTACCAAGAGATGAGGCTACAGAGATTCTTCATGACAATCAGTTTGATACTCTACAGCTTGATGAAGAGTATGCAATCCGTGAACTTGAGAATCTTGAGATTAAAGTTCAGGAAGGGTTTGTAGCTGAAAGTTCTAAGTATGAATTCAATTTACCAAATGTTAGTAGTACTGACATACGTAATATTGTAGGAGGTTTAGAAGATATGAAGGCTGAGATACGAGACAGAGTTGTATCACTAGATTAATAAATTAGGGGATAACATTTATTTAAGTTATATTTGTTATCCCTTTAATTTTAAAATTATGGCAAAAAAATCAATAAGAAAACCAAGAGTGCCTCGCACTAGAAATGCTGGAACAATGACAGAATCAATGTTCTGGTCTATGATTAGAAGTGCATTAAGACAGAAAAGTAGATGGTGGAAACCAATCGGTGAATGTAAGAAGTTGGCAAGAAGAGCTTACAAAGGAAAGAACAAAAGACAGAAGTGGGAATATCTATGCAATAAATGTAAACAGTGGTACAAAAGTGATCAAGTTAATGTTGATCATATTGAACCTGCAGGAAGTTTAAACTGCTCAAATGATCTCCCATCCTTTGTAGATACTCTATTTTGTGAACAAGATAACTTACAGGTTCTCTGTAAAACATGCCATGATCAAAAAACACAATTAGAAAAACAATTAAAACAATTTAAGAAATGAAACATTTTATGAATAATGCTATTGAGTATTTTAAAACACCTGAACATTATGAAAATGGAAAAGAGTATGATATTATAGACGTGTGTAATGATTACTCTCTTTCGTTTAACAGAGGTAATGTTCTAAAATATATAGCTAGAGCAGGAAAGAAAGAGAACGAGCTAAAGGATTTACATAAAGCTTTAGATTATTTACAGAGAGAAATTGAGTACGTTAAATCAAGAGGGAAGTTATGATAAAGGGAGTTAAAGCAACAACTGTTCAAGAGGATCTTGATATAGTTGTAAGAGAAGTTAAGAACTGCCCTACTGAGTATGACAAGACAGAAAGAGTATTACTAATAGATGCTGATAGCATTATGTATTTTGCTACACACTTTCCTGAAGAATCTTTGATGGATTTTCCAACAGAAGAAGATAGAATTGAAGAAGCTAAGTATAGAACTAGAACTAAGTTAGAAGAAATTCACAATAGCATAGAAGAGTTTTACAATATAAGAGAGACTTTTATCTTTATAGGAGGTCGTGGGAACTTTAGATACAAACTTTATCCTGACTACAAATCAAATCGAAAAGAGAAGAATCCACTAATTCCAATCATTGCAGATTATATGTTAGATGAATTACATGCTATACCTTCTCAAGGAGCAGAAGCTGATGACTATGTATATGATAGTTATGTATTGAGCGAAGGTAATTGTGTTGTAGCAGCTATAGATAAAGATGTACTTTATAATTGTCCTGATGTACCATTCTATAATTATAGAAGTTATGGAGACACTCTAGGAGAGTTTAAGCACATATCTAAAGAAGAAAGTAGACTAGCTATAGCTTCTCAAGTTGTTATAGGAGATAGTGGTGATGGTATACCTGGAGCATATAAAGTAGGAAAAGCTTGGTGTAGAGATAATATGCATCTTGGCATGACAGACTACCAGTTCACTAAGGCTATATTTATAGCATATTTGAAAGCAAGTGGTGGTAATGCTAAAATAGCAAAAGAACAAGCAAGGTTATACTATAGTGTACTAAAATTATATACACATAAAGAATTAAAAAATGTAAATGAAAACTAAAAAAACAATAACAAGTATATTTATGGTGCCAACTCTAATGGTTCCAAAGAACGCATTGAAACAGAATGGGTTTATAAATGCTTATTTAGATGATGTAGATCGAGATTTTAAATATGATGACGATGTTATTTATGTCTTATTCTTACCTACTGATTTGGCAAAATTTAGAGAGTTCCTCGATGGAGAATATGAGCGTACCACCTCTATCATCGAGGATTATGATTACGAAGGTGGTTTTGTTGTGTTAGTATATAAACTTGATGAAGCTTTTGATATAGACTTTTATTTAATTAGACAAGGTAGATATTCTGAAACAAGTGATAAATTTCAAAAGATATTTCCAAAGGTTGTAAAGATTAAAAGAAAGGGTTTACATAGAGATGAGATTAGTCTTCAATACAGAGTGTTTAATAAAACAGATGACATGATAGAGTATTGGGAAGATAAACTCGGTATAGAGTGGGATGATAGTCTTGAAGTATGGGAAGGTTTTGATGAAAGTAAAGAGATACTTGACATAAACAAACTAAAAAAAAGTGTTGAATTAACAAAAAAATAATTATGGATGCAGAAAAACTAATGAATGAAAATCCTCTTACAAAAGCTAAACTAAAAGAGTGGTTTTTAGATAAACTTATGGCTTCAGCAAATGAGTTCAAAGAAGATGATTCTTTTAAAGAATTTATGATTAAGTCTGGTATTACAGATGATCAAATAACAACAGTATTTAAAGAGGGAGGTAGAGCCAGCTTAGATATGTTTGATGAGAATGATGTAGTAGTAAACATAATACATGACTGGAAGACAAAGAAGTTCTCTTATCGTATAAATGATGAGAAACAGACTGGTAAATACTCCTTAAGAAAAGAAGCAGAGAAGCATGCAATGTGGAAGGCTGTAAGTATTCTTGAGGAAAAATTAACTGAAAACAAAGAAACAGATGACAACCCAGAGAATTAAAGAGTTAGTAGAAGATTACTTTAATCTAGATCTATCAGAGAAGACGAGAAAGAGGAATGTAGTTCACATTAGATTCTTATATTATAACTTAGCTTATAACCATGCATCAGATGGTATGAGTCTAACTGCTGTAGGTAAAACTATTGGTGGTTTTGATCATGCTACTGTGTTATATGGGCTTAGACAATACAAGAACTTATATGAATTCGATAGAGCTTTTAGAAACAGAATCAATCCATTTCTTAATGAAGTGGAGGAAGAACTTAATAAAAGTAGCATCGAAGGTAAGAGAACTATACATAGACAAATAAGGAGAATGAAGGAAAGAATCTTTCAAATGGAGAAACAATTAGAGGAAATATCTTAAATTTTACAAATAATTATGAGAACAATTGGAAAAATTATAGTAGATTTGCTTTCCAGCAATCACATTTCAGCTGAGGAAGCTGAATTATTGATCACCCACCTTTCAGAGAATAAAAGACCTTCAGGCTATCAACCTGGATGGACTTCTAGTCCCTATTGGTATCAAACAACCACATTATGAGAACAGCAAAACAATTTAATCAGACATATGAATTAGTTTGCACTGGAGAAGGACTTACAATAGAAGTGCCTTCTGTAGTACAGTTCTTAAACTTAGCGTTCATAGACTTCTTGAGGATAGAAGGATTTGAATACAAAGAAATATCAACAATTCGTGGAATACCTAGAGTTGATACTAATCTTCCAGACATTATGCCTTATGTAGGTAGAGTAATTCAATTAGAGTTGGAAGAAAAGATATCGCTCATGTTAAAGGTTGAGTTTGAAATCGAAGAAAGGTTAAGATCTATAAACTTAGACAAAAACGGTAACCCATTAACACTATGAACAAAAACATTTTTATGCCAAGGGTCAATATTCTCCCATATGAATATCCACAATTACTAGACTACAAAGATGCTATCAGACATTCCTACTGGATAGATACAGAATTCAACTTTACAGAAGACATACAAGACTTCAAGGTAACCATCTCTAATGAAGAGCGTGATGTTATCAAGAAGACTATGCTTGCTATTGCACAAATAGAAGTCAACGTAAAAACATTCTGGGCTGATATGTATAAGCGTATGCCTATTACAGAGATTGGGGATGTAGGGATGACATTTGCTGAGTCAGAGGTAAGACATAAAGATGCTTATGCTAGACTATTGAGAATACTTGGCCTTGAGAAAGAGTTTCAAAGTGTTATAGAGGTTCCAGCTATAGAGGGTAGACTTAAGTACCTAAAAAAGTACTTAGATGGTACAAGATCTAGAGACAATAAAATGTATACTAAGTCTGTATTACTATTCTCTTTGTTTATAGAGCATGTAAGTTTATTTAGTCAGTTCTTAATTATGATGAGCTTTAACAAAGAGAGAAATGTACTGAAAGGTATATCTAATGTTGTTGAGGCTACCAGTAAAGAAGAAGAGATACATGGTAACTTTGGTGCTGAGATAATTAATATTATCAAGAAAGAGAACCCTGAGTGGTTTGATGATGAGTTTGAAAACTTAATATATTCAGCATGTAAGAAAGCTTACAAAGCTGAGTGTGGTATATTAGATTGGATCTTTGAAAAAGGAGAGCTTAACTTTCTACCCAAAGAAACAATTCAAAACTTCATCATGAATCGATTCAATAATTCTTTGAAGAAGATTGGAATGAAACCAATATTTGATGTAGATAAAGAACTAATTGCATCAACAAAATGGTTTGATATAGAAATCACTGCTACTAAAGAAGGAGACTTCTTTTATAAAAAGCAAGTAGATTATAATAAAAAGAGTAAGAGTATAACTGTAGACGATTTATTTTAAAATGGAATATAAAAGATATTACTGGCTTAACGAAGACAGTAGAACATTTTTGTCCAGAGGATATCTAGATGAATCCCCTGAGCAAAGAGTAAGAGATATAGCTAACATTGCTGAAAAGTATTTAGCTATAAAAGATTTTGCTTGTAAGTTTGAAGACTACATGGCAAAAGGATACTATTCACTATCAACACCTGTATGGATTAACTTTGGTAAACAGAAAGGTTTGCCTATTAGTTGTTATGGATCTAATGTAGATGATACACTAGATAGCATACTAAATGCAGGCCGTGAAATAGGTATGATGTCTAAGTATGGTGGTGGGACAAGTGCCTACCTAGGTAACATTAGACCAAGAGGAACTAGTATTAGTACTGGTGGACAAGCTGATGGGCCTATTCACTATGCTAGAATGTATGACACTGTAGTAGATGTATGTAAACAATCTGCTGCTAGACGTGGAGCATGTGCTGTATACTTACCTGTAGAGCACGCAGACATAGAAGAGTTTCTAGATATTGGTACAGAGGGTAATCCTATTCAGAATCTTCAGTATGGTGTAACAGTTAGTGATGCCTGGTTGAAGAGTATGAAAGCTGGTAGTAAAGAGAAGCGTAAGATATGGGCCAAGATAATCCAAAGACGTAATGAGTTTGGGTTTCCATACATTATGTTCTCAGACAACTCAAACAATGAAACATCTCCATACAAGGAATTAGGATACAAGATTACAGCATCTAATTTGTGTAGTGAAATACAACTACCTACAGACAGCTTTAATAGTTTTGTATGCTGCTTAGGATCTATCAACTTGTTACACTGGGATGAGATTAAAGAAACAGATGCAATTGAGACATATGTACTGTTCTTAAATGCTGTAATGAATGAGTTTGTTCAAAAGGCAGAACATCTTCCTGGTATGAGAAGAGCATATAGATTTGCAAAAGAGCATAGAGCTATTGGTGTAGGAGTATTAGGATATCACTCCTTGTTCCAGTCTAAGCTCATAGAGTTTGAATCACTGGAAGCTAAACAACTTAACCATCAGATTTTCAAGACGTTAAAAGAACGTACGGAAGATGCATCTAGATGGTTACATGATGCGAAAGGATACAAGTCTATTAGAGAAGGGTATGCTAATACTACTCTTATGGCTATAGCACCAACTAAATCTAGTTCATTTATACACGGTGCTGTATCTATGGGTATAGAACCTATTAAATCTAACTACTTCATCAAGGATCTTGCTAAGAGTAAGACAGTGTATAAGAATCCGTTCTTAGAAGCTGAGCTTGAGAAGTATGATCTAAATAATGATGAAACTTGGGAGTCCATCTTAAAGAAAGATGGGTCTGTCCAACATTTAAAATTCCCTACAAAGGGAGTATTCAAATCATTCATAGAGATTAGTCCTAAGGAGATAGTTCTTCAGGCTGCTCAAAGACAAAAGTTTATTGATCAGTCGCAGAGCTTGAACCTTATGATAGATCCTAGTGTACCAGCTAAAGATATCAATCAGTTATATCTTTATGCACATGAAGAGGGTGTTAAAACACTCTACTATCAGTTCAGTCAGAGTTCAGCACAAGCATTTGCACGTAACATTTTAGAATGTGCAAGCTGTGAAGGCTAACTAAGTTAATTATAAAAATGTATACTTCTAACAAATTTAGTTTGGTAGTTTAAAATACATTTTATAAATTTGAACTGTGGGAGGTACAAGATTTGAATTAAGTATTTCTGTTCTGTTTTTAATTGTGAAAGGGGCCTTGGAGAAATCTAAGGCCTTTTTTTGCTTGTAAAATAGAGTAGAATTTATTATATTTGTACGTAACAATTAAATAATTAAGAATGGCAAAAAAACAAGAAACAACCGTAGACAAGTTCCAGGAAGCACTGGAAAAATTAAACAAACAATATGGTAAGGGAACCGTATTAGCATTAGACAGTAAAACAGAAGGCACTTATGATGCAATCAGTACAGGATCAATTGGATTTGATTGGATTACATTAGGTGTAGGAGGTTTTGTAAAAGGTAAAATGTATGAACTGATGGGATGGGAAGGTACAGGTAAATCTACTATATGTGGACATGCTGTAGCTAGCTGTCAGGCTAAAGGAGGAAAGGTAGTATATATAGATGGCGAGCATGCTGTTGATAAGAACTACTTTGAAGCACTTGGTGTAGATACATCACAGATGCTAATTGCTCAACCATCTTCAGGTGAAGAAGGATTTAATATTGCTGTGGAAATGATGCAGTCTGGTGAAGTGGATTTATTAATTATAGATTCAGATTCATCACTGATTCCTAAAGCTGTATTAGATGGTGATGTAGGAGATCATGCAATTGGTAAGAAAGCTAGACTAAATAGTGGAGCTTATCCAAAGATTAAAAGCATTGCTCACAATACAGACACATGTATAATCGTAATCTCTCAGTACCGTGAGAAGATTGGTGTTATGTTTGGTAACCCAACTACTACACAAGGTGGACATGCTCTTAAGTTTTATTCTGATTGTAGAATAGAAGTGGGTAGATCACTAGCAAAAGAAGGTCAAGAAGTTTATGGTAACATCACAAGAGTGAAAGCTACTAAAAACAAAATGAGCCCTCCATATCAAAAATCAGAGTTTGAGATTGTTTATGGTGTAGGTATTGATAAAGTGGGAGAGACTTTAAAATTACTACATGAGTTTGAATTAGGTCGTAAGTATGGTAAGACATACACCTTTGATGGTATCAAGTATGATCTAGATGAATTCAAAGAAATGATTATAAACGATGAAGTATTCTTTGATAAATTAAAAACAAAAATCATAAACTCTATTCGTGGTGTAGAAGAAGAAGAAAAAAAAACTGAGAATGTAAATTCTATTGAAGTGATAGCACCTCAAGAACTTACACCAGACTTATTCGATGCACCTGAGTTATGAAATGTATAGTGTGTGGAGCAAATTCAGAGTCTGAATACTGCTTTAAACATAAGCCTAGAAAAAAACTGTCTGGCAACAGGGGATTCAATAAACCAACGCTAACTAAGAAATCTAGAGTTAGTGTTGGTAAATCCCAACCAAACACAGACCATATAACATTCAAAGAGATTTGGAAAGAGAGACCTCATAAGTCTGAAGTTAGTGGTGATAATCTAGGTAAGGAAGCGCTAAGTTTATATTTTCATCACATACTTCCTAAAAGTAAGTACCCACAATTTAGGAATCTTAAAGAAAATATTATACTTTTGACAGCTGATGAGCACGCTAATGTAGAAAGTGACATCTACAGATATGAAAAAATAAATAAGATACGAGAGTATCTTATAGATAAATACAAATTAAATATATAAATCAACATGAACAAAGAACAAAAAAGAGAAAGAGCAGAAAAATGGTTTGCTGCTCATGGTATCAATCCTAACACACCAGATTCTGATGGTAATCAAAGAGTATTAGACGTACGTCCAGCTCAAAGTTTTAAGATATGGATGGTGTTATTAGTCATCCTTGTACAATCACTGTAGAAGGATTTTTATTTTATGCACACGTAACTGTAGAGTTCAATGATGGATCAAAGTCTTATGAATTCCAAGGTGGATCAGGAGGAGTTGGTGTAGGTGATCTTACATGTGAAGGTGTTATATATTATGGTAATCAAGACACATTGTTAAAAGCTACAACCTTTGGTGTTGCATTTGGTGCAGAAGATGGTGGTGTATGTCAAGTGACTTGGGGTACAAGCGGTAATGCTACAGCTGCAGGTATAGGTGAAGGCCTAGGTGCATTTGGTGGTAGTGGATCATGGAACATGGAACTAAATTAAAATCAACATTATGAAAAACCAATTCTTTTACACACGTAAAGAGGCTATACAGGATACAGATCCTGTAGAGTACAAAGAGTACACAGACAGTATTAACCTTAACAAAGTAATTCGTAGCGTTCAGATGAGCGATGACTCAATTGTTGTCTTGCTAGATGACATGCATGAACGTATTTCAGAAGTACCTAATATCAATCCTAAGAACAACAAGGTGATTGGTACAAAGAAGAAGGTAGATGTATATCAAACAGAGGCGTATCTATATGGAGAAGATATAGAACGATTTAAAAACCTAACAAATATTGAAAACAATGGCTAAGAAACCATACAAAGCATTACTAGGAAACAGAATCTATGTAGAGATTCCTAAAAAAGAAGAAAGTAAACTTATAGTTGACGAGAATACTAAAGAAGAGTTGCAACGTCAGATGCTAAAGAAAATGTCTAAACTTAAAGTTTATGATGTTGGAGATATAGTAAAGAACGTAAATGCTGGTGATACAGTACTAGTAGATCCAGGAAAGTTAAAGGATGCAGTGGTTATTCCTTTGTCTGATGAAAAAGATGTACTACTTGTATCTCCATTCGATGTAATACATGTTTGGTAATGAGTAAATTCCCTTTTATATCGTGCAAGTGTATCACATACGGACGAGTTGATACATTAGAAGAAGCACTCTATAGCTTTCTTATACAGGACTATCCAAAAGATAGATGTGAGTTAGTGATTGTTAATGATTATCCCAAACAAAAACTCATATACGATCACCCTCAGGTTACCATCTATAACTTGGATGAAACATTTCCTTTGATAGGAGAGAAAGAGAACTATGCTATTGAGCGATGTAAAGGGGAGCTTATTGCTGTTTGGGATGATGATGATGTAGCAATGTCTAATCATCTAATAAACATAGCTCAGAACTGGAATCATGATACTAATATTATTCATTGGGAAACAGGTGTGTTCTATAACGAACCTAACATTTCAGCCATAACTGGAGTGGGTAACTCAGGAATAGTGTATAGTAAAAGTGTCTGGGAGAGAATAGGTAAAAGTCCATTAGTAAATGCTGGTGGTGATGCAATCTTAACAAATAAGATACATGGCTTTGGAAGACAGTATGTTAATAATGTTAAGCTGCCTGAAAAAGAAGCTTCTTGGTTTTATATGTGGGGCGGTAGAGGATATCATCAATCTGGACAAGGTGCAGATGATGATGACACTAAACCTAATATTATAGAAAGACACTCAGCTCATATAGAAAACGAGAGGATAAAAGGTAATATACCTACAGGTAATGTGTACCTATCTCCTAAGTGGAATAAAGATTATGCAAAAATGTTATCTGATTTTATAAAATGAAAGTATTAGTAACTACAGCATCATTTAGTAGCCCTCTACATTCTACATGGGTGCCTCAAGAGTCTAATAAGTACGATATAACTCTTAACAGAATAAGTGATGAGACTGACAGTGCTAGGCCTTTAGCAATGCATCCTAGATTGCGTGCAAAAATGCCAAAGATGTTAGCTTGGGAAGAACACCCAGGGTATGATTACTATATATGGTTAGATTCTTCTTTTTCTATACTAAATGGTAGGTCCATTGAACAAATGGTAGACTATTGTAGAGACAGTGATGCATGTTTCTTTAAACATTCTGGAAGATCTTCTGTAGAATCAGAGACTAAATTTGTAATAGATCTTCTAGATGGTAATAATCAATACATTTTAGATAGATATAGAGGAGAAAAGCTGCACGAACAACTAAGTCATTACCAAAAAGATAAGGAGTGGAATGACAACTTTTTAGTAGAGTGTGGTACATTTATTTACTCTAAAAATGTAGTGGAGAATAGAGAGTATAACTTAATGAAAGAATGGTTTTATCATAATTGTTTATGGTCCATACAAGATCAAATAAGTCTACCCTATCTATTGTATAAATTTAAAACCAGATACAAGTTCTTTGAAAAGAACGTATATGATAATAGCTATACAAAATGAAAAAGATAAAAGCAAGATGGATGCCACTGCTTAGAGCAATGGTCAGAGACAGAAGACTATCTCCTATAGAAAGACTAGCTACAAGAGTTGGTTATATGGGTGTAGGTTTCATGGGTGTAGGTTTCTTAATTATGGGACAGTGGACACTCATACCAGCATGTTTTATAGCAGGGTTTATATGTGTAATGATACAAGTAGCTGTTAGAAGACAGTGGAACCTAGTGCTACTACAACTCAATGGGTTGATAGCGTGGACCATACACTTCATAAACTCTTTATAATAAAAAAGGCCCCAATCAAGGGGCCTATATTATTTACATCCGTATTTACATTTCTTCATACGTCCACCAGACTTAGCTTTCTTAGCTACTGTCTTACCTTTCTTAGCATATCCCATTTTGTTACGAACAGCTGTAGGTAATTTCTTAAGTCCTACTTGTTTAGCTGTAGGTTTCTTTAAATTCTTACCAGCCTTGGCTTTCATAGATTTACCATAGCCAGCTTTCTTTACTTTAGTTCCAGACATAGCTTTTTTCTTTTTAGGTGGTCTTCCAACTTTGGAGCCATATGTACCTTTACCTTGTGGCATAATTTATTTGTATTAAGGGTTTAACATTTCCATCTTCTTCTAGCCTGTCTTATTCTAGAATTAGGATTATTTCTAGTTTTAGCAGAGCTACGTTTTAACTGTCCCAAACTTCTAGCGCAATAAGACTTACGTCTTTTAGCAGCTTTAGATCCCTTTTTTACTTTACCTGTTACAGCAGTCTTTAACTTACTTCCAGGATTTTTCTTTCTATAGGCTTTTACACCTTTCTTAGTCATACCAGCACCCTTCTTGGTAGGTCTGTAATTAGCAGATTTACCTTTTGTGGTTTTTCTGATAGCTTTTTCTTTTCTTTTAGCCATGGGTTACTTTTTCTTTTTAGTAGACTTCTTACGCTTTCTAAGCGCACTAGTCCTCCTACCCATGCCCACTCTT